AATCAAGGAAGATCCGCAGAGGGATGTCAACTATATTAAAGAAATAAAATTATTTGAATTTTCTTTAGTTACCCTAGCTGCAAACCCATTGGCTAAAGTTACAGAGTACAAAGGGACAAAATCTGTTGACAATTTAATGGATGAGTTTGATAAATTAATCAAAATGTCAAGAAAACTTGATAATCCTCATCTATTAGAATTTGAATTACGAATGCTAAAAGAAAAATCTTCACTTATACTTAATGAGTCTCAGAAATCTGAACTAGAAAAGGAATCAGTCGAAAGCAAAAAGATAGCAAACGAATTAGATAACTTTTTATTAAGATTATAAATGGAAGATTTAAACGAACGTCTCGTATCTCTCAAGGAGGGATTAGAAGGCACTATTGATGCAAAAATTGAGCAATCAGTAGAGAAAAACATGGGTTCTGATTACAAGAACCAACTTAAAGGTGAAGTAAACGAAGAAATTTTAAAGCATGGAAAAATTGTTGAGGATTTAAACTCAAGAATTGATTCTTTGGAATTGGAAAAGCAGAAATCATTAAATAATGCACCTCCTAAGAATTTCAGCGCAAATTTGAAAGAAGCATTGGCTGAAAGTCCTAGTTTTAAGTCATTTATGAATGGTGATTCAGCTAAAGCTACATTAAGCCTTAAAGCTATAATGACAACTGCTGCTAACGCATCGGGTGATACTGTACCGGCTGATAGACTAAATGGATTTTACTTTGATCCAACTAGAACCACTAGGGTTAGAGATTTGCTAACTACAATCTCAACTGATTCTAATACTATTCGATATATACAGGAAACTTCTTACACTAACGGTGCTGCTGCTAGAGTAGAGGCATCTGCGTATGGAGAATCTGAATTTAAGTTGGATCCTGTCGATGCTCCTGTAAGAAGCATTGGTTCTCAGTTAACAATGACTAAGGAAATGTTTAACGATGTTCCCGCTTTAAGTGGATATATTTCTACAAGGATTCCCGCTAAAGTAATGAATGTTGAGGACAATCAGCTTTTGTTTGGTGCCGGAACAGGCGCTAATTTACAGGGTTTGATGACTGCCGGTGGTGGTGCTGCTTTTGATGAAAGTTCATCTGCTGCGTTTTATCAGTTCTTTGGTGCTGCTGCTAGTGCATACACTAATGAGTTTGATGTACTAATCGCTGCGAAGAACCAAGCACAAATTGCTGAGTATCTACCTACTGCGGTTATGGTTAATCCAACTGATTACAATAAAATGTTCTTAAATAAGGATGCTAACGCTAATTATGTTGTATTTGTTAATGGTGTATTAACAATACTAGGAACACCTATTTATCCTTCAACTGCGGTTACTGCTGATAAATTTATTATTGGTGACTTCGGTGCGGGTGCTACTTTAGCAATGAGAGAAGACATGGAAATTTCTTTCTCAGAGCAACATTCTGACAACTTTGTTAAGGATTTGGTTACTGTAAAAGCTACAGAAAGAATTGCTTTGCCAATTCACAATCCAAATGCTTTTGTTCATGGAGTGTTCTCAACTGCTATTGCAAGTATGAATGCATAAACCACTTATGTGTGTTTGTTTTGAAAGGGGGGTGCAATTTGCATCCCTTTTTCTTTGTTTTTATATTTTTTGTTATTAATGTTGTTTTATGAAAGAAGAATACGATTACACAAATCCAAGTCATTATAAATTAGGGGGTAAAGAAACCTTTGAAATGATGATTGATATTTGGGGTAAGGATGCGTTTATTAAGCATTGTGAAATGACATCTTTTAAATATCGTATGAGAGTAGGTACTAAGCCAAATGAGCCTATAGAAAGGGATTTATCTAAGGCTAGGTGGTATGAATTAAAAGCTAAACAATTAAGAGATGAAAAATAGATATTATAAATTAAGAGAAGAAGTTCTTAGTGTCAGAAAAGAGATCAGAGAAGTAAGTGATATCATAGAGAAGTATTTAAATAAAGAAAAAATATTTCTTAGTGATATTAATAAAATGAATAAACTTTTAGGCTATAAAATACCAACAGAAATGACATCTGTTATTCAGAGTAAAGAATATATGTAATTTTTTCTTGTTTTTTTTTGGTTTAGAAAGTCACCTTTAAAATGGGTGGCTTTTTTTATTTATCTTTGTTAAAAAAAAATGCTTAAAGTACTACTTAATATAATTGAATCAACTGTTCCATTGGCGGGAGAAGTTATAGAACAAGTTAAATCTCCCGAAGGAGGACAGGGTAAATTTAAATTAACACCTAGATTTGTAAAACAAGTAATTAGGCTTGTTGTAGCTATTGGTGTAATATATATGGCAATTAGCGGTTCTATATCAATTGATGAAGCACAGGATATTATTAAACAATAGAAATGAACGAATGGCTTACTCAGCATTGGGCAGAATTGATGGCATTATTAGGAGTTGGAGCAACGGGTGCCGGAGGTTCAATTGCGGGGCATAAATATATTGATAAGCAACAAAACGCAACCTTGAAAAAACACGATAGTAGACTAGATAATTTAGAAAAAAAAGTTACTGAAATTGAAGGTGAAGTAAAAGTAAACAGTACATCTGATCAGCAATTTAGAAATGAAATAGGACACCGGTTGGGAAGTATAGAAAATTTAAATAATAAAATTTTAGAACACTTATTAAAATCAAAATAATATGGCACAAATGAAAGTGAAGGTTGGTTTTCTGCATGAAGGAAGACAATCTAAAGTAGGAGAAATTTTAGAAATTTCTTCTAAGTCTGATCAACAACATCTAATTAATACAGGACAGGCTGATTTTGAAACTTATGATTTTGCTCATAAAGAAGAGAAAACATCAAAAGTTAAAACTAAAGAATTAAAAGTAGAGGTTGAAACAAAGGAAGAAGTAAGCGATATTGATTCTTTGAGGGAAGATTATTTAGATAAATTTGGTAAAGAAGCCGACAAGAGATGGAAGGTATCTCGTTTACTTGAAGAACTAGAAAATGATTAATTACACTATTACCGATGCTAGTGGTGAAGGGGCAACTTTTGATTACCTATCATTAACTGAGATAAAGAATTATTTAAAAGTAGATAACTCTACTGATGATACTCTTATCGGTGATATGTTTCAATCAGCAGCCTCATATATAGAAAGACAGTTTAAGCAGACATTGAAAAATAGAGATATACTTATTCAATATGATGCAAACGAAAAATATATTGATTTATTATTTTGTCCGGCTAGTAGCATTACTAGCGTTACTTATAATACTCACGATTCTGACGGCAGCGGTACTTTTGTTGAAAATACTGATTTTACCACATATGGATTGATTGATAGCAGAGCAAGAAGTTTGGTTTTAGATTTTAATAAATCATATGAAACTGTAAATGTATCTTATAATTCAGATGGTTCGACTGTACCAAGTGAAATAAAATTAGCAACCCTAGCCTACATTAAGGTTATGTACGATAATAATCGAAGTTTCTTTGATAAGGATGTACCAACTGCACCACCTACAGAGACAATTCAATTAATGTCTCCGTACAAACCTATTGTAATATGAGGGAAAGAATAATAATTAAATCTAGAACTTATAGCACAAGCAATACAGGGCAACGCTCTTTAGATGTAACTACGGATCTATTGACTACTTGGGCAGATATTTATCAAAAAAGAAGAGATTTTCAAGATTTAACCGGTACACAAAATGTATTAGAGGGTGATTGGGTTTTTAGAATAAGAAATCCCGAATTAGATTCTTATATTTCTAAATCTAATTTTATTACTTGGAGGAATAAGGATTATAGTATTATTTCTATTTCTGCACAAGAAACTTATCAAAGAATGGTTGATATAACTTGTCGAGTTGTTGAATGAATTTTAAATTTAAACATAACGCTGATCAAATATCAATTAATCTAAGCAAAACTATTGGTAGAAAAGTTATAGCAGTAGAAGCTGCTATTGATAAGTATATTGACAATACAAAAAAAGATGCTAAAACAAATATTTCTTCTAATAAAACAGTTTATCAATCTAAATTAATAAATAGTTTTAAGAAAAAAGTTAAAAAATCAAAAGGTAGAGGTGAATGGAGTTTAAAAGTGGATGCCGTTTATGGTGCTTTTGTTGAGTTTGGGACTAAAGGTAAGTTTAATGCAGATTCAAGACTAGGTAATTACCCTAATAAATTTAAGGGTATGAAAGGTGAGAGTGGTAATGTTTATGATAGATTAAAAAAATATTTAATATCTGAAGGTGTTCCGGAAGATGAAGTATGGGTGGTTATAAAAAGTATGTTAAAAAAGGGGACAAAGGCATATCCATTTTTCTTTCCCGCAGTTTTTAAAAACAAAGTAATTTTGAAGAAAGATTTAAGAAGAGCATTAAAAAAGAGAACTAAAAAATAACATGGCAACATTAACAGGAAATAAAATAAAGGATAGCTATTTAGGTTTATTAAAATCTATAAGTAATGGTGCTATATCATCAAGTTTTGTCCAAATTTCTGATGGTGGAGGAAACGCATTGCCTTTGTATTTATCTACCTCATCAATTAAATTTTACAATGCTTACACATTTCCTAGTGCTGATGGTACGATTAGTGGACAAGTTTTAAGTACAGATGCTAATGGTACATTAAGTTGGGTAACAAGTAGTGATAACCAAACTTTAGAAGAGGTGTTAACACAAGGTAACACAACTACAATTGCTATATCTAGTAGTGCTAATATAACTACAACTGCTCAATTTGAAGGTGATATAAATGGTGCTTTGCTCCAAAAAGTAATAGCAGCAGAGGCGTTATCAAAGGGTGATGTTGTATATATAAGTGGAGGTACGGGTGATAATCCCGAAGTAAGTAAGGCAAAAGCAGATATTAGTACAACAATGCCTTCTCTTGGAATAATGAAAGAACCCCTTTCTTTAAATGCTGAAGGTGAATGTATAACAAGTGGTGAGTTAACGGGATTAGGTACATTACTTGGAAGTTTTTCAACGGGAGATGATTTATATGTTAGTTCATCAACTGCGGGAGCATTACAAAATACTGCACCAACGGGAGAGGCTAATTTAATACAAAAGATAGGTAAAGTAATTAGAGGGGGAAATGGAGGTGCATTAACGGTGCTAGGAGCATTTAGGACAAATGAAGTACCTAATCTAAATAGTGCTAAAATATTTTTAGGAAACGCTAGTAACCAAGCAGTATCTACTGCTATTAGTGGTGATGCAACAATATCAGATACGGGTGTTATAGCATTAGCAACCGTACCCGTAACAAAAGGAGGTACGGGAGCAACTACATTAACGGGTATATTATTAGGTAATGGAACAAGTGCTATATCGGGTATAACTAGTGCTAATGATGGATATGTTTTAACTGCTGATGGAGTAGGTGGTTATGCTTTTGAAGTAGCATCGGGTGATGTAAGTGTAAGTGGAACACCAACTGCAAATCAAATAGCAATTTGGACAGATGGTAGTACTATTAAAGGTATGTCTGCGTTAGAAATTGATGTTAATGACAAAATAACATTAGATCAAGATGCATCAAGTTATAACATAGGTGGAGGGAATATTGCTAATGTTACGGGAAATTATAATACGGGTTTTGGTTTAGAAAATTTAAATGTTTTAACTAGTGGTTATCATAATACTGCTTTAGGTTATAGAGCATTAAAATCAGTAACAACTGCAGTATCTAATGTTGCTATTGGATACCAATCATTAGAATTTCTAGCAACTACAACAGATCACGATAATAATACTGCGGTAGGTTTATCTTCGGGTAGAAGAAATAACGGAGGCAATAATACTTTTATTGGTTTTCAATCGGGGCAAGGCTCTATAACTGCATCAAATAACACGGGTGGGAGTAATACTGCATTAGGTTATTTATCATTAAGTAAATTAACAAGCGGAAATAGTAATACGGGGGTTGGAACACTTGCTTTAGAAGATAACACAACGGGACTTTTAAATACTTGTTTGGGGCATAGTTCGGGGAAAGATATTACAACGGGTTCAAAAAATGTAATACTTGGATCATTTACGGGAAATTCGGGAGGAAC